AAATGATATAACATCAATATTTGTCAATGATAATCAAGTTACATTCACTGGAGATTTAGCAGATAATACTCAAGTTACTGTTGCAAGTAGTGATGCTAATTTCTATGATGGTGCAAGTTTAATAACAGTAGAACCACATTTTGGGTCTGATAGTCAAACTGCATCAAGTTTATTATCTACATTAAGCTCGTGGACAAGCAACCATAGACTTAGAGGATTGGCATATCTAGCTATAAGGTTTGAGTGGAATAGAGATAAATTTGGCTCATTGCCTACTGTTCAAGCTGTTGTGCAGGGTAAAAAGGTTTATAACCCTAATTTAGATAGCACTGTAACTGGTGGTTCTGGTAGCCATAGAGCAGATACAAGTTCAACATGGGCATATTCAGATAATCCAGTTTATCAATTATTAGATTATTTAAGAAATGATAGATTTGGTATGGGAATAGCTAATAGTTATTTTGATTCTAATTTTGCAGATTGGCAAACAGCAGGTGATGTATGCGATACCCAAATAACCCCTTTTAGTGGTGCTAGTGCTATTGATTTAATGAATAGTCATACAGTTATAGATACTTCAAAAAAAGCAATAGATAATGTTAAAAGCTTTTTAAGGGGGTGTAGAGGGTATTTAAATTTTTCAGCAGGTAAATATAATATTTTAATTGAAAGCACTGGAACAGCTTCTATAAGCCTTACAGAAGATAATATTATCGGTGGTATATCTGTAACCAGTAAAAACAAAAACTCAAGATATAATAGAGTTATTGTTAATTTTACTAACCCAAGTAAAAGTTATCAATCAGATACAGCACAATTTCCACCAATAGATGAAACTGGTTTAGCGAGTGCAGACCAACATTCAACAATGAAAACAGCAGATGGTGGTTTATTGTTAGAAGGAAGGTTTGATTTTGCTATGTTAAATAGTCCTTATCAAGCACAAGAAATGGCAGAAATTATATTAAGAAGGTCAAGAACTAGTTTAGATGTTTCTTTGAAAGCAGATGCTACAGCATTAGATTTAGCAGTCGGTGATTTGGTAAATATTACCCATGCAACCCCAAGTTTTTCTGCAAAACCTTTTAGAGTGCAGGGAATGACCATAAACTCAGACCATACGATTAATTTAGTTCTTTCTGAACATCAAGATAGTTTTTACACATTTGGAACTCAACAAGAAGTTGCAACTATACCAAATACAACTTTACCTAACCCTTTTTCAGTCCAACCCCCTGCAAGTGTTACTTTATCAGACCAGTTAATTCAATATAATGACGGAACTGTTATTGTTGCTTTAGATATAACAGTAGGTGCTAGTCCAGACCAATTTGTGGATTTTTTTCAAGTAGAATACAAGTTAAGTTCTGAATCAGATTTTATAATATATGCTCAAGGTTCTGGATTAACACATAGGGTATTAAATGTTATTGACCAATCAACATACAATGTAAGAGTAAAAGCAGTAAATAGTTTGGGAGTTTCGTCAACCTATGTTTCTGCATCAAGAACAATAGTCGGAGCAACTGCACCACCATCAGATGTAACAGATTTATCTTGTAACATATCTGGAGAAGAAGCACATTTATCTTGGGAAGCTGTAGGAGATTTAGATTTAGCTTTTTATAATTTAAGATTTTCTGAAAAAGTTGATGGAACAGCAGATTGGTTGAACAGTGTTGCTTTAGTTGAAAAAATATCAAGACCTGCAACTTCTATTACTGTACCTGCAAGGCAAGGAACTTATTTAATAAAAGCAGTGGATAAAATTGGTAATGTTAGTCCAAATGCCACTGCAATAATTTCAAATGTTACAAGTGCTTTAAATTTCAATAATATAACAACACAATCAGAACACCCAACATTTGGTGGTACTTTTACAAATACTGTTTTGGTTGATGGTGCGATAGAATTAGATTCATCAGAATTATTTGATTCAGCAAGTGGAAATTTTGATGATGAAACAGTTCGATTTTTTGACTCTGGTGCAAGTAATGCTGACTTTTTATCTAGTGGAAGTTATGAGTTTGCAGATGTAATTGATATTGGTGCTAAACATACTGCAAGAATAACTGCATCAATTACCCAAACTGCTGACAACCCAGATGATTTATTTGATAATAGGTCTGGAAACTTTGATGATGCAAGTTCAAATTTTGATGGAGATGCACCAGTAAATCAAAATGCTCATATAGAAATAGCAACAAGTGATGATAATGTAACTTATACTGATTTTCGAGGTTTTGTTATTGGAGAATATGAAGCAAGATATTTTAAATTTAAGGTTGTTTTAATATCAAGAGATTCAGCAACAACACCAGTAGTATCAGAAGTTTCAGTAACTGTTGATATGAAAGATAGAATTTTTAGTGGTAATGATATAGTTTCTGGAACTGGAACTAAATCTATCACATTTACAAATCCATTCAAAAGTGGTAATTTTGCAGTAGGGATAACTGGACAAGGTATGGCAACTGGCGATTATTTTACAGTATCAAATAAAACAATAAATGGATTTGATGTTGCCTTTTTTAATAGTTCTAATGCAGGAGTTTCTAAAACTTTTGATTTTATTGCTAAAGGATTTTAAGGAGAAAAAAATATGGCACAAGCAACAGATTTTACAATAGCAAATCAATCGTTTCCATCATTTAGAAGTGATTTGAATACTGTTTTAGGTGCAATAAATACTTCAAATTCTGGTTCATCAAGACCATCAAGTGCAGTAAGTGGAACATTTTGGTTAGATACAACAACTTCAACAGCACCAATATTAAAGTTTTTTGATGGTTCAGATGATATTAC